AACTGGACAAATTTATAGATTTGAGTAATTTGTCAATCAAACGAGGTGAAACTCTGTTAGAACGAATAAACAAGGCTAAAACATTATCAACCAAAAAATTAGATAAAAACCCAATAGAATTAAAAGACAACGATAAAAAACGATTAAAGGATTTTATAGGTAAGGACAAAATAGATAAAGAAGCAGCAGAATGTCTTAATAAACTAGCTAATTTTAATGAACTTGATAATGCCAGATCAGAGCACCTAAATGATGCAGATCAACTTGATGCATCACGTAATGCAATACAAGATGCATATGATGATAAGTTTATAGAGGATAACTTTCCTGATTTCGGAATAGATCTTATATTATTATTACTTTATTTAATCCCTAAAAATACAGTAATTATATTTTTCACTAAACTATGTGAGATGACTACAGGTATATTCAGTAAAATAGGTTTATTTGGATTAGGTACAATTCTAGTTAATATGTTTAAAAATATATGGAACTCATCAGCAAATTGCATATTAGAAATTATATATTTAATATTTGTTGTTCCAATGAAAAGGAAGATGGCAAAGAATCTAACGCAAAACATGGCAGGAGCATGTGCAAATCATAAAATTGATGTATGTGATGATAACCCGGAAGACAATTATGATATGGATATAGAAGATGAAGTTGCAGCTATGTATAATAGTATGTATCCAGATCAAGCTCCTGATCCAGATGGTAAAAGATGCCAAGAAGGATATAAACCGTCTACAACAGAAAGAGCAATTGCAAGAGAATTAGTAGAAGCTGGAATAAGAGAAGAACAAAATGCGCAAAAAACCCGCAAAGTTGACGACGATGATATCAAAAAGAAATCTGGGGGAAATGCGTTTACAAATTTTAGTCTACTCGATAGAATGCAAAGCGATGGAAACTCGATGATAACAACGATGAAAGGTACTCAGAAGAAAATGTTTACCCCTAAGGGTAATCGTATTGTTGATAAAGTTGATTCAAACATTTTAGGCGTTATGGCAAACATAAATGGTCAACTTCAAAGAATAGATAGAGCGGTTACAAAAGTTATAGCATTAGAATTCTTAAGTCCTCAGGCTAAAAAATGGATGTGTTGTATAGTAAGATTTCTATATATTATGCTGCCCAGAATATCTCATGCTACTGGTAATAAAAAGATAAAACCAAAACTCAGTACTGAAGATTTCGAACAGTTTGATTTAGAGAATTATGCATTTGTAGATGAAGTACGAGCATGGATTAAAATAATAGAAAAACTAATAAATACTCTATTGGGTACAATGAGTTTGAATATAGATATAACAGGAATGATGAGTATAGCTGATATGTTTATTAATGCCCTTAAAATGTCTATATCTGAAGCATTATCTATTTTAACAACATCATTATATTCCAAGCTTAAACAAGGACTTTTTGGCACATTTAATAAACTAACAACGCAATTTCCTGACCTAGCATTCGCAATAGAATCATGTCCGCCTTTCGATTGGTTTATGAAATCTCTTGAATGTGGATTAGAAAACTTATTCAGTAGATTACAAATGTTATTAGCTCAGCTATGGGCTAGTAGTGCTAATCAGATGAAAGAGTTTGATATGGTTATTGGGATATCAGCAACAAATGGTAGTTTTAAAATTATGATGGATCTCCTAAATATTCTTCTTAAATGGGATAAAGCATTAATAAACTTTTGCTCATTAAATAAAACAGCATCCGAAGCTGAGAAAGAAGAAATAATGCAGCGGTTATCCAAAACATTAAATAAGAGCGAAACTCTAGATCCGAAGGGTTTACAGAATTCAGCTAAAATCGCATCTTCTGCAAAACCAGCTTATTCAAAACAACCGTTTATTGGACCATCGGAATCACCCAATAAAGATGATGATGAAATAACAATAGATCAACATACAAATGCATCTAATCCTATTTATAAATCTGCTTTAGATTCTCTTGATGAATTATATGGGGACAAAGAACCAACAGATGAAAAACCGGAAGAACTCAAAATAGAAGAACCAAAAGAGAAAATACCAACAGGAAAAACCTGGAATGTTAAAGAGGCAATGAAAAGTTGTGGTGATGAATTTACAGCTATTTTAAAAGATAGATCTAAAGACATTGCACAGTCCCATAATGAGTCTGCGGATAATATACGAAAGGTTGCTGGAAAGGAACCAACAAGTCCAGAAAACATACCGGAATTTATGAAACCAAAAACTGACAATTTAGATACATTAGAAGATGTAATCAGTGAATTGAACAAATATTGGAATATAGATGAAGATAATTACTATGATCCAAACAATCCAATAAATAGACAGTAATATAATAAGTATGGTAAAATTTAATATTAATAAAATATGGCAAATATAATAACACGTAAAATAAACGAGTTTAAAGCTAAACGCAATATAAAGAGCGCGAATAAAATAGTTAATGATATTGATTCTATAGTACGAAATACGATAAATAGAAATAATATACAACAAAAGGATTTATCACCAAAGTTAGGATCCCGTGCTATTGTCGGTAAATTAAAGAAGAGATTTGCACCTAATAGAAACGTATCCCAAAGTGGAATACATATCAATAGGTTTAACATGTCTGATTTGTATACTTCTTATGTGGGTGAAAATCTGATGAAGTTTTCTGTTGATAAATACACAGAAGCAACTATTCGTAATGGTCAATTTGTTGATAGTAAAAATCCAACTGTAGTTAAATATCTTAACAAAAGAATATCTGAGTTTGATATTGTATCGGGCTCGAGTTTTATGGAATTCATTAGCGATTTCATGGTTTCTCTTATCTTATATGGCAATGTTCCCATAATAAAACACAGACAAGAAAATGTGTCATCCGGTAAAAGATATGTGAGATGGGACGGTAAAAAAATGAAACCTATTGCATCTCTATATGTTGAGGATTTTCGTAAATTAATAATTGGAGATGGACCTGGTAATAAAACGCGATATATTAGAACACCAATGGATGTAGCTGATATAAATATGAACATGATTAATCCTTCGTTATTTAACATGAACAAAAGCGATATATTAGATGGTAGTCCTTCTATGTATAATCCAATCGCTGCTATATTAAGCGGTAGATGGGGACAGTTTTTCAGAAGAAAATCAAAACGAAATAGAGAGTATATAATCTATGATGATGATACTGATATACAACATGTTAGATATCATCATACACCAGGTGAAAAAATTGCAATGCCTCCATTTTGGGCTACTTTGAACGATATAGATTCTCTACGTAGAATAGAAGAAAATATAGAACTACTGGTATATCAATATGGTCATCCTATTCTACACGCAAAAGTTGGCGACGATAAAAAACCTGGTTCTGACCCAGAAGTAGAAGATATAAGACTTAAAATAGAGAATATAGAAGGAAACGGTTTTATAGCCACTGATAATAGAGTCATGTTAGATATGATAGGTGCTGAAAACTCAACTTTAAGACTTGAAGCTTATCTTGAATACTTCTATCGTAGAGTCTTAACAGGATTATGGTTAAGTGAAGTAATGGTTGGCGTTGGTGATACTAGCAATAGATCTACATCAAACACGTTAGATAAACTGTCTCAAGAAAAAGTAATGGAGCTGCAAAATATATTTAGCGCAGCAATACAACCGATTCTAATAGAATTGCTTGCTGAAACCGGAGCAAAAATGGGATGGATTCTTAAACCTGAAAACATACCTAGTTTTAAATTCCATCCAGTTGACCTAGAAGGTTTAATTAAAAAACAATCACATATACTATCAATGTGGCAAGCTAATATGATAACTAATGATGAGATGAGAAGAGAGACAGGAAAAGAACCGTTCTCAAAGAACGACTTAAATAATACATATACATATTTACATGCGATCCCATTAAAGAAGGCTGGTAAAGGTGAAATGGAAACTCCTTCTTCCAACAAGGCAAAACAAAATAAACTTACACCTAAAAATCAACATGGAAAGAAGAACGGACCATCAGAATCACAAAATGCATAACATGTGCAAAATAAGCTTTCAATTGACAGGGTATATCGCATTATGGTAGAATTAAACTAATTAGGAATATATATGGACAAATTAACAAAATCCGTACTCAGAAATATGTCGGTTGATTCAGAGATAACTTTACACGATTCTATAAAACTAAATAGCATTAGCTATGTTTCAAACAAGAACAAGGTTAATAGTATTGATAAAGTAATTCGTCCCGAACAAAATGAGAGAACATTTGAAAATGCTGTTAAACGCATAAAAGCTAAAATGGGATCTAAACAAGCAATTGTTGCCAGGGCTGATGCAACTCACTATGATTTTGTAAATGGGAACTGGTTTTTTTATATCCTTGATTATATAAAACAAAATGCAAAGACTTGGATATATTCTAAAAATGATACCAAGTGGGGTAAACCTGTACAAACAGATCATGTTCCATTTACAGATAGGACAATTGGGAGAATAGCAGCGGTAACACCCGTAATATATAAAAACCCAAGCGATGATTTATTTGTACCAAATGGACATATCGAATTAATATATTTTATTCCTGATAAAGATGCGATAGAAAAGATTATTGATGGCAGATACCATACGTTAAGTGTATCTGCTGCTTCAAAACCTGAGGAAGTCACATGTTCAATATGTGGTCTTCCTGTAAATAGTTTTGATTGTGATCATCAACGTGGCAAAACCTATGATGTCGAAGATGAAAAGAATCCTGATAAAACATACAAGCAATTATCCTACTGGAGATGGGGTAAACAGAGATATACTGAATTATCCTTTACACAAGTTCCTGCAGATGAAGAGGCTGCGAATAATCGTATAGAAACTATAAACATAAATGGCGATGAATATGATATTGGAGAACAAAATAAAGATTCTAAAAATGTTATAAGTCAGAGTACAGTTTTCAGTGCTGATATCTCACAAGGTGGATCTTTAACAAATATAAAGAATATAGATAATATAAATGTAAACAATGATAAATTGTTACTAACAGACAGTATAATATCTGACACATTTAAAAACGAGGATAATAAAATGAATGATAATTCTAAAAAAACAAATTCGACATCTGATACAATAATTAAAAATCAGGACAATGATCAACAGTCTAATATTGATTCTGATAAAAATAATAATATTTCTGATTGCGGTTGCGATGACACTAATCAAGATTCCCAACACTCTGATGAGAACGAACAAAAAAATAATGTTTCTAATTCTGATAAAGTAAGAAATGAACAAAATACACAAGACGCAGTTTTCTCATTAGTAATAGATATGCTCGAAAATAGAACTATTGATAATAACGATGCCGCAGAAATATTGATGGAAGAAACTGAAACTTACATCAAACTAAAACAACGTTCTTCAACTAAGGATATGCTTAATATCATTAATCAAGAAGTATCCAACAGGGACGCTAAATTATCCACCAAACAAAGAAAGCGTTTACCTGATTCAGCCTTTTGTGGTCCGAATCGAAGTTTTCCTGTTCCCGATTGTGCACATGTTACAGCCGCCAGACGGTTAATTGGGCGATATAAAGGACCAGGAAGCAAAAAGAGGATTAAAGCTTGCATCGAACGTAAAGCAAAAGCACTAGGCTGCGACAAGGATAATAAAGACAATAAATCAAAAGACTACAATAACAATTACACTAATAAGGAGGATTTTAAAGTGAAATACTCATTTGAAACCAAAGATGAGTTACTTGATAGTCCCGTAGTTCGAGAGGCAGTTGATAAAATCCAAACCGAAGCGGAACAAAAAGTTGACTCATTAAAACAAAGAGAAGATAAATTTGTATCTATAGCTATTGATTCTATTATCGATATGTCTCTGAGATTAAATAAACCACTGGTTAAAGATCTCAAAGACAAGAAAGATAATGAGTTTAAAGATGCCAAAGAATCTATTAGTAAAAAGCTAAAAGACCGAGGTATCGATGCCCTTTCTTATATGATCAATGATCTAAAAGAAGAAATGGATGAAGTCAGTTCAACTGATAAAAATCAAGAAGCTGTAAAAAATGCTATCAATAATGATGGCAGTGATACAAATAACAACACAGAACAAAATAACACGGACAACAAAAGTGACGATACAGAACAAAATCATCAAGATGAAAATGATGATGAAAAACCTGGCGAAGAAAACAATCAACAAAGTGCATCTGATAGTACAGATTCCAAAGATGATATGCCTTCTTTCGCTAAACCTGTAAGTTAATGTTGTCTAATTAAAATACGGAGGAATGAATTATGGACGAAAATAAATTCAATTTAGTATTTAGTGGTAGTTCTAATGGCAGAATTAACACTAAAATGAAACAAATTCCAGCGAAATTCCTGTATTCTGATATCAGTTGGGGGTTTGAATGTTCTCCAGGCGATAGACCTGCTGAACCCATTATGCCCAACAGGTATGCACCAATCGTAAAAGAAATAAGAAACAAAAGCCTTTTTGAAAAGGGCATTGTGATCCCTTATGGTACGATTATATCTGCTTTGCCTGTTATGAATAAAGAATATTATAGCAGTGGAGCTGGTCCTGATAATCTTGGTGCTGCCAGTGGTGATACATCATCTGGTAATCTAGCATTAGGTATTGGGTACGATGGAAGTTTAATTCAGGACGATCTCAATGATATGATTGATGGTTATGATAGAATTAAGCTCATCGCTACAATCGCAAATGGTGGTGAAGATGCTACAGATCTTTACACATCTAAAGATACAGACAGAAATCGAGTTGGTCTAGATGGTTCTCTGGTAGAAGCTGGAGATGCCTTTACAAGAGGTAAAAATATACCTTTTGGTTTTGTAACAGAAGATATATATCTATTCGAATCAGGAAATCGTATAAACTTCAACGAAGTAAGTTACAATAAATTCAGTACTTTTGCTACTGATTACTTTGTTGAAATGCCATATGTCGTTAACGATAGTTACAATGTTGGCGATGGCGGTAACTACGATGGAGATGATTCTGCATCTGATGTATATAAAGCTATCAAAAATCTGGGTATGCCATTTCTTTGGGCTGAAAGTGCAAGCGACCTTATAAATGGTGCATTTGTACAACCTGACATGAATGGCAAATGGAGAATGCAGTATAGTGGTAAGGCTAGTGCTGTTTCTGGAAACAAAACAGCCCAGACAACTGGTAAGCTTATTTCATTTACTAACAAGTATCCGAAAGATCTTGAAAACTTTGTGGAAACTTGGAACAATGCAGACGCCAGTAACTATGGTAAAAACTATAGTGGTGCTACTTCTACAGGTGGTACTGCTACATACGGTTTACCGTATAAATTATTTGTTATGATATGTACAATACTTTCTGCTGATAGCACTGAAATTTCCTATAGTAATATAAAGGATTTTCTAAACAGTGGCGAAGTGGGCATTGCCCGAATTAACGTACATACGTCATAATATGAAGGAGGAAATATAAATGAATCCTAAAAATAACGAACAAACACAAGCTAAACAGCAAAAACAAGTACATTTTACACGGGCTTGGGATGCTATCCTTCACAATGACGGGTATATGACATCTGAGAACGGAGATGTTTATCAAGTACAACTCTCCGACATGTTAAAAGAGGAAGATTTACAGCCTTTAACTACTCAGGCCATCACGCATGTAATGCAAGATGAAATCGAACCAATGTCAGTAGTTTATGATAATTTCTTTACTGAGCTTAAAATGACTACTACTGAACAATCTATAATTGTTCACAATATTGGTCCTCTTACTGTTGAACCACTTGGTAGATATGGTACAGAATATCCTGAAACCAATCTAGCAATTGATCAAGACGGCCAAGAAATCAATCTGAGATTACAGCGATATGGTATAGAACTTCGTATGCACGAAGATGCTGTATCTAGAAACCAGATTCCTTTAGTATCTTTATGGATGAGACGAGCTCGTAATGCGTTCGCTCGAAATAGAGAAAAACTTGGATTGGTTGAACTGTTAAAAACTGGTATTGTTACTTTCGATAATAACAGTCCCGGTGATTATTCTCATGATGTTGAATCTTTGACTGGTCGAGATATTAGTGGTGCTTTTAATGGTACTATGACTCTCAATGATCTAATGAAAATGTATACAAAAGCTCTGCTTGATGGTTTCACTCTTGATACCATTTTAATGCATCCTTTTGCATGGCAAACTTTCATGACTGATCCCGAAATGAAGGAAATTGTTGTTAATAACAACACCATTACTTCATATCGCCCGCCAAATGGTTCTGGTGCGACTGGTAGATTTAGTGCAATGGAATTCAAAAGAAATCTTGGTCTGCCCTGGTCTAAAGGCGCAGGTAATGATGATTTGGATCCCACTTTAGCTAAATTGGGCCAAAATCCATACAGTTTAAATAACTCAGTATTGGGTGCATCGTATAATATTAAACCAAAATACTGGCCAACACCATTGAACATTGTTGTTTCACCTCATGTTCCATTACGAACAGTTAATGGATCCACTGTAAGTGATATAATTTTTGCTCAAAGTAACGAAGCCGGTCTTGTATTACGTGAAGGTGAACCTCTTGTTCGAAGCTTTAATGTTGAAGAAAAAGAGGCTATCGTAACACGTATGCGTGAAGGTTTAGCATTCGGCACAATGAATTTAGGTAAAGGTGTCAGAGTAGCCAAAAACGTTGTTGTAGGAAGGAACTATGTATTCCAAAATACAAACTCTGTTTCACTTGGTTCAATTGACACATCAGCTGATCGTATGCCTTAATTAGGTATAAGATTAACTGACAGATAAACTAGAGTGCTGATTAATCAGCACTCTAGTTATATAAATATATAAGAAAATATAAATACTTAAGGATATAAACATGGCGAATAAAAAAAGCAACAAAAACAAAGAAGAAATAATATACTTCAAACTGGGTAATGCTGCTCTCAAATTTGAAACACCTGATGGCTCAGTAAATCTTAACAAACTAAGTGGTAAAACATCAGGATCTGTTTCCAGTAAAGATGGCTTAACATATAATATGGTAAGACGAGCCATTATGCATGGTACATTAATTCAGACAAAGAAACAACTTAAAAACGAAAACCCTGCGAAACCCATAAACATAGAGGGAATGGCGGATGAAAAAGCACGAGCTAAAAGAGATTCAGCAACTTTACTTCGAAAGATGAAAAAGGATAAACTTTTGGAACAAATCAAAAGTATAAAAAACCATAATCTTCTGTCTAAAATGATAGAAGACGAATCTCAAGGTAAAAATGTATCCAGACGTCCTCGTGATGCTGTCATTGATACCTTAAAAGAACGACTAAGAGAACTACAAAAAGAAGCCAAATCAGGAATGATTTCATACACTGAGACGAAACAGACTAAAAAGAAACTTGAGTCTGAAAACAATAGTGAATAATAATTAGTCCCAAATGATATATAATGTTAACGATAGTATCAACATCACCAACCCATCAAGCTGAAAATGTTTATCTAGATAAAACATTAAGAGTAAAATTCTCACACGAATTACGTAATTCATCGTTAACAAAAGACAATTTTAAAATATACTACTATCCATCCTGGAATGGCCAAATAGCAATTCGATCAATTGAAAAGGAGGAGGACGATGAGAATAAAATTCTCATCGTCCCTGAAGTTCAATTTCCTGAAAATACAACACTAGTATTATGGATAAGAGGCGATAATAATCTAGATGATGGAAATGTAACCGGTGTAAGATCGTTTGAAGCACAGGGTTACATGGATGGGCATACTGAAATAATATTCACTACAGGCACCAAAGTAAGAGCAGATGACATAGAAACTGACGAAATAGATGCACCTGCAGAACAAGCCAGACCCGGTACTGGTCAACCAAGTATAGATGCTATCTTCGGAGATGATTATCTTGATGTAATAGCAACTTATCCTCCGGATTTATCATCTAATGTATCTGGATTAACTGAACTAGTATTTAAATTTGACGAAGCAGTAGCTAATGTTGATACAACTAGTGGAGTAATAGCACCTATATCGGGATTAATGGAAGTAACATCCACATCTTATATATACGGAAATGAAGTAACAGAACCAGTAATTAACAGTGAGGATATAAATATAAATAATGATATAGTCACTATATCAGTATCCGACGATGATTTCAGCAAAAATACAGAATATGTATTTACCATACATAGAGAGAAAATAACCAGTATAACTGATAAACAACTCCAATATGATTATTCATTAAAGTTTGGTACAAAATTGGAACCAATGTACACAGATATAAATACTGTACGTAGACTGGGTGGATATTTAGTTCCGGAAGATTTAGAAGCGTATACAATTAACGCTCATATTCTATTAGCAAGTATTTGGTATCATGAACAAATGGGAAATGCCAAATTATTAACACCTCCATATGCATGGAATGTTATTCAAGCAGTATCGTGGCGGGTTATATGTACTATAGCTCGTGGTATCGTTCTTGGAGATCTAGGATTTATAGAACGCAAAAGATTAGCAGATTTACAAATCGATTATGATTCTGATGGTGCTAAAGAACTAATGGATGAAGCCTGTCAAAATGCTTTAGACTATTTACACAAAGTAAAAGGCTATAATACAAAAACAGGTGTGAAAAGTAAACAAACGGATAGATATCCTGGAAGAAAGAGATTCATTACTAAATATTCAAGAAGAGCACTATTAAATCGCATATCAAGGATACGATAAATGCGCTCTAGATTTTTCAGAGATATACAAAAATTCATAGAAGAATATGGATGGTGGATTATTCTCAGAAGTTTCGATTTGTCAGAATATTCCAGATATTGGAATAAAGTATCAAAAGAAGCAATTGGTGGACCTGCTTATAAATACAATGATATAATACTTAAAGGTAGAAGAGTTGAACATATAAAAGGTGATACTGAAAAACCGTATTCAAAACAACTGGTTTCAGATGTTTTTGACTCGGTATATTATCTTCTTGGTCATGTTAGACCAAAGAAAGAAGATGTTATTATGGAAATATCACCAGAAGTAAATCAAGTTCCGACTCCACCTAGAAAGGTTCGGCCATATGAATTATTTGATATTGAACATGCTGAACCTAAGATAGAGAAAGGACTTATTGTTACAAAATGTTATTGTAACAAAAAGGTTCCAATTAATGATGAAACATTAACTGGATTAATACCTGTTAGATATAAAAAGATAAATTAAGGATAACAATATGCAAACTACGCACGAAATTAATAAGATTAAAGATAAATATAAAGATGTTAACAAATATAAAACAGCTGATATTGCATTGGCGGCAACAATGATGCTTAAAGGCAAAAAACTTTTGTATTTGGAACCATTGAATAATTACAGAAACAGAAAACCAGATATCTTTCACTTTGTGTTTCAAGATACAAGTGATCGTGAACAATTGGTATTACATTATTCTACAAATAGTGAAGAATTACAAGTAATACCAAATGCTTTCCGATCAACAATGAAATACTTGAAAGAGAAAACTAAAAACTACCCAGAAATGGAATAATAATATATAATGATTGCAGCTAACAAAAAGGATACATATTGGAACGAACTTGGTATTATTGACCAGGTTTATAGAATAGTGGATGCTTATAATAAAATTAAACACCCATATTCTATGACAGATAATATACACTTACAAGCTGCATACCCAGATTATATATTTGATAAAACGTCGCAAGCTAATGTAGAAACATCTCCACATTTGTTGATATGTTATGATGTCATAAAGAAGGAAGATGGTTCATATGGTGAAAACACTTTTAGTAATACTAAAAAACCTAGGCCAGTTTTAATGGAAACTAAGAATATAACTCTAAACGAAGGCCAAAATGATGAACGAGAAGCTAAAGAGGAAATATATACTAAAAGATATGACCTAACATTTAGGTTTGATTGCATGGCACCTACTGACACTGAAGCGTTGCGACTTACTTGGCTTTTTGAGAGAATGATGGAAATCCATGCAGAATATCTAGAAAGAGGTTGCCACCGATGGATATACATAGGAAGAAAACCTTCTTACTTTAATCGTGAGACTAAATATAGAAGCAGATCCTGTGAGTTTTTTGCTCAAGTTGAAGAACAGTGGCATATCTATAGAGACAAGATTCAAGAAATTAAACTTAATTATCTGAACCTCACCCAGAGAGATATGTGGGACATAGGTGGATTAAATGTCCCATCTGGATTTACAGGTAATAGAATATACGAAAACTTATGATAATATAACACATTAGGAGGATTTTACAAATGGCAGAAAATTATCCATACGTAAGTGGAGTAAGAAGTAACCTTATAGAAGGTCAAATTAAGGAGGAATCATTACCTCCTTCAGCAAATACCATATTAATTCTTGGTACGGCTGAAAAAGGTGACCTATTTACTCCCACACGATTAACCCCCCAAAATGCTGAGGAAAATTTCGGTGAAAACATAAATGATGCTTATCAAGGCTATAACCTTATGAAAGGTTTCCATGAAATAACATCATCTATGCCTGGAACCGAGGTAATCGGCATTAGAATTGGGAACGCAAAGAAAGCAAAGTTAGATTTATACGAATCTCAACAGACAAGTGGATCATATGAACCACAATCATCTGCTACCAAATCCCTCACTATAAAAGCAAATAGCGAGGGTGAGGAAGGTAACGGTATTATAGTAAAAGTCTATAAAAGCTCAGATGATACATATGGTGTTCCGTCACGATTAACTATTCAATTGCCGGATGGTGTAACTTCAGATTTCGATCTAATCAATGATTACACTACACCCGCAATTTTGGCCGCTGCAATAAATAACGATGCTGATGCATCTGAATATATAACAGCTGAACCAAATGTAATTGAAAAATCAGAAACAGCCAATATTGTTAGCGGTGATGTTTCTGGAGTTATTAATCCTGACATTAGTCTTGATGAAGATAACATCATCGATATTACAAATGTATATACTGCTTCAGAATATAATGACACTGACAGTGTAGATGCAGGTAGAACATCCGCAGAATTAGCGAAAACACCTGAAAAATCAATGGATGAAACAGAAACTACTATCAATGAATTTTGGACCGTTATTGGTTCTGAATTCGCAGTTGATTCAAGTGGTGATAATGTTTCGTCTGTTTCTCCATCTACTGTCAAAGAAGTATATCTGGAAAAAGCTAATACATTCGATTATGGAGATGTCGATCCTAAATTTAATGAATCCGCGGATGACGCAATAAAAGACGTAAAAGTCTATCTTGTTAAATCTACCGGGGTAACAGAAGATATTACAGACGGTACCGAAGTAGACAGCATAAGTCTTGATACTGGTAAAATAGTTCTTTCAGACTATCTTGAAGCTGGACAAGGTATAAAGGTTGAATATAAATATAATACAACCTTTACCGAATCTAAGCTAAGAAGCAGTCTAGAAATGGGCAATGCTTACAACTACTTTGTTACAGGCAACACTATAATGTTTGGTGGTGGACAAGTTAATCCACTTGAAGTTAAATATAATACCAAAACATCACATACGATCAGCGACGTTGATCTTGACGCGGGTACTCTAACCTTAGCAAGTGACGGTAGTGAACCAGAAGTAGGAGACATATTAAATATAGATTATGTATTTAATCCACAACTTCCTGCTGCAACTGGAGCTACTATTAGTGATACAATTACACAAATGTCGCAGTTGTCAGGTGGTTCAAATGGACGAAAGATGAGTAAATCAGAAATGTATACTCAGCTTAAGAAAGGCTATTTAGCAGCCGATAATACTCCTTGTTCGATAGTAATCCCACAAGGTGTATACATCGATGATACAATGGAAGGTCTGGATTATGAAACAGGCTTACCTGTAACAACAAATGCAGGTTTCCATTCACAGCTAAGTACCTTTTTAGCTAGACATAGCAGATATGTATCTGAATGTCGTGGCATTATGTCTGTTAAACCAATGACAGCTGAAAATCCAACTAGACCGACTCTAGAAGAGAAGGAAAGCTGGTACAATAGTCTTACAAATGTGAGCACTACAGATGGTACCAGAGCAGCTAATATTATATCAGCGATAAATGATTATCATTTAGTTGTTACAGTTGGAGATTTACTGTTAGTTCATCCTGAGATTTCAGGTGGTGCAATGTATGCAGAAGGAGCACATAATATTATTGGAGCAATGAAATTGAACCATGATAATACAGCTTCTTTAACCACTCGCAAATTGCCTGGAAATCTTATTCAAGGTATGCAATATAAAATAGTTGCAGCTGACCGCGTAAATACAATAAATAGTATGCGGTATACTTTGATAACTGAAGACAGTGATACTGGAGATCTAAAATTGGCATCAGCGCCAACTGCAGCCTCCAGTGATTCTCAGTTCAGGAAACAATACAACCTCGATGTTACAATTGAAGCTATAAGGAAAGTACGACGTCACTTGAAGAAATTTATTGGTGAAGCCAATAAAAAGTCTACTCGTGAATCAATGAAACGTACTGCTGAGCAAAAACTTAATGAAATGTCACCTGATAAATTAATCGATGCTAGAGTAAATATCATAGCTGATAGAACTCAGGCGATTTCAGGTAGCGTTCAAGTTGATTTACTGCTGGTAACAGCTGTAGAAATTGAAAACATTAACATAAGAACCAGAATAGAACTAGGTATATAAGATATACACTAGTTTACAAGGGCCCATATAATGGGCCCTTATTTTTTCACTTGAAGAATATATATTTAATCTAATTAGGAGGTAAAAACAATGGCTACAGCATATTCATCATTCAGCGGTATAGATATTATCGCAATAGTAGATGAAGTGCCTATAGCCACCTTTCAGGGTATAAGTTACTCGATAACAAGAGAAAAGGCTGAGAGTATATTTAATAGTAACTAGTTGACTAATTCCTTAATTCATGTTTCAATATAAGTAACTTAATTAAGGAGATATTGTGTCAACTAAACGAAAAACATGGTCGGCAGAAGATACTAGATATCTGAAAGCCAACTATTGCTCTTTGACAATAAAAGAAGTTGCTGAGAATCTAAATAGAACATATCAGCGACTTGTAAATATGTAAATAAGGGGCCTTTTAAAACTCCGTGAACCTCTAGACAAATGAGGATGTCGGTTTATAACCGGCTTACGGCGAATGCAATGACGCCGTGCCAAGCTTGGAAGGAAACTTCCTTGAAGGTGTAGAGACTATCAATGAGACTAAGTCATAAAATGATACGTCAATAAAATTTGTTAACAGCGCGGGGCACTATTTATATATCAACGTCTTTCTCTAGACATTTGAGATATATAAGTCAATAACATAGTCCAAATTAAAGCCAATTTACACATTGATTGACCGAGTGTGTATGTATAAGTAATTATACATAGAGAACGCAACTTAAATCGGTGAACCCCAAGGGGAATACCGAGGGTAAGACTCAAGAAATTGAGATCCCGTAGAGACTTCGGAGTTTAACTCCGTTAATGTTAATAATCTGGGCCGACTGGCCGTAAGGATAACATAAATGGGAAAATATAATATAAACTGTAGTCCAGATATAAATAATCCAAAAATGTCATGGGCATTTGGATTTACAGCAGCAGATGGTTCATTAGTTAAAACTAATAGAACACGTGATCCTAATATTATATCTTATACATTAAATGCAAAAGACGCAGATGTGCTATATAAGATAAAACATATATTTCAGTTAGATCACCCTGTAAAGTTTTATACTAATAATCAAGGAAAAGATACCGTATATTTGAGATTTACTGACAATAGATATGAACATCTATTGTTCTCTAAAGATCAATTAAATATCAAAAATGCTTTTCCTCAATCATTTATCAACAACAACACAAGACATTATCTTCGTGGACTCATAGATGGAGATGGATGTTTACATCATAGAAAACGTGGTGGATTTATGATTGTGTTTATAAATGAGAATGAGGAGATAGTTAAGAATTTCTCCTACTGTGTTGCTAAATATTTAGGTCTAAGTTTTAAAATACCAAAACTAGTGGAAAAAGATCATATATGGAGAATTCAATATGAATCTAGATCAGCTAGGATATTAGCTTGGTGGTTATATCATGGTGAAATTGATGAAATGTCTCTCCAACGAAAAAGAGATTCATATCAATCCATGGTTAATCCATTAAATAATAACCTAGATCAGTTTTTTGACGCATTTTTTGGTAAAGAACTTAGATACATACCTAAGAGAAAAAACAATGGACTTATTGTACCAATACCAATGAATAACCATGCAAATTCTTTAAATATATGTAAAGGAATTCAAAATGTTTGTTCAGCGTACAACGTAAAGTCTATACCTTTACCAGTAAATAAAGGAAATGTAAAATATTATATTCCCTATTTCCCAAAAGAATATGTTTCTAGCATTAAAATGTTGCGCCCCTTCAAATATTTACTTGAAGGGTGAAGATATAGTCCAATATGTCGGTTATTTTAGCATGGCCGAAGGAAAACTCCTTTAAATCAGGGAACCTAATATTAGGAATCCTGAGATAACTTCATGTTATGAAGTATTGCAGAGACTTTACCGATAATTCGCTGAGTTATTGGTAAGATAATATAAATGACACACAGTGTTTATAAATTATAATACTAGGAGCAGCAAATGAAAACAATAAGTAAGGAATTAATAGGAACCTCAATTGGAACATTATTGGGAGATTCCTGGTTAGAAAAATATGCATTAAGCTGTGAACATAGTAAACAAGATAGTGAATATATACATTGGAAAAAAGATATATTCGATCAACTATCTGGTAGAAAATGTGCTCTATATAATAGAGTTGGTAGAACAAAAACTATTAATAATATAGAAACAACATCATGTGATTCTATTCAACTAAAACTACTTTATAGAGATTTAGTTAAACTACTAGTTCCACTTATGTATAATGCGGATAATAAAAAGACTATAACCAACAAGGCATTAAATTTAATAACTCCATTTGGTTTTATTATGTGGTATTTTGATGACGGGAGTTTTAACTACTCTCAAATATCAAGTTCTATATATACTAATGGGTTTACAATTTATGAACATAAACTATTGAAGAAATGGTTGTTAGATAAATATAATATTAATGCAAATATTGTTAATAAATCAAATAGTAAGTGTCTATACTTTAAAAGGAAAGACACTCTTAAACTATTAGCATTCATAGAATCTAATTGTAAGAACATACCTATTTGTATGAGACGTAAAATTCCTATAGAATGGAAAAATATACATTACAATAGTAATTACAAATGGAACAGAATATCATACAAATTATCTGATTATGATGCTAAAAAGAAGATCAAGGAAAATCTTCTTAATTATCATAAAAATGTTGACAATACTAATATTGATAAAAATACATATTTCAATATTATTGGTTATAAAAACTGGAATGATTCATATAGTATTTCCAAAGCAATTAGGAGAGTATTTGGATCAATGAACGCTGCATTAATATATTCTAACTTGCCTACAAATATTTGCTGAAGATATAGTCCAAAATGCATGCAAATCCACGTAGTTTTAGTCGTAAACAATCTGCGACCTAATGAAGTAATTCATTAGTAAAAATGTTACTTGTACGGTGAAACCTAAATCTGATTAACCATTTTTGGCCAAAGGACAAGGCAATACCGTGGCTTACAATACAGTAAGTCGTACAGACTTGACAGGAGAATATATGGCAAATCAACATTCATGTGGTTGGTCAGTAAGTGAAGATAAAGTAATTAAAATGTATTACGGTAGTAAAACATATGCCGATATATCTAAATTACTTAAGAATAGAAGCAAACAGGCTGTTAAAAACAGGTGTAAGGTTCTTGGATTACAAAGTTCAAAGAAACAATGGACATCCGAGGAACTTAATATTCTTAAAAATAGCTATGCTAACAATCCACATATTTGTGAACTTCTTCCCAGGTGGAACTGGGAATCCATAAAAAGACAAGCCAATAATATTGGTTTAAAAGTTAAATATGGAACATATAAGTTCAACCATATGTTTTTCAACAAATTAACGGAGAAATCTGCATACATTCTAGGATTTATAGCAGCAGACGGTTATCTCAATATTAATGCTAATCGAATAGAAATCGGGCTCCAAAATAAAGATAGGAACCATTTGATTAGTATTGCCAATGCAATGGAATATAATGGTCCAATATATGAGAAACCTAAAAGTAAATCAGTTCGATTACAAATTGCTAGTACTAAGTTATTAGAAGACGTAATCGAATTATTAGGGGTTAGAAACAACAAATCTCTAACTTTAAAATCTGCTGATATCCCAAATATTCTTATGCCACATTTTATACGTGGCTATTTTGATGGAGATGGACATATAAGTGGATCTTCAAAAAGGATAGTATTTTTGGGAACAGAAGAATTCTTAGAATGGATAGATGTATATATACATAAAACTCTCAATACGAGTAAGAGAAAATGTCCTAAAAAGAAAGGACATGAAAATGTATATTATATCGGATATTATGGCACTGATTACAGTAAAGTTTGTAATCTAATATATAATGGTGCGACAATATATCTTAATAGAAAGTATCAACGATATGTTAATTTGTGTCGGAGCGTTAAACGCTAAATGTAACACATCCTGTTCCGGGATGAAGATATAGTCGATTCCGTTAGAAATAACGGTAGTCAATTTTGACGTAAATATAAATGGGAAAGCGTAATTATACTGCGCCTATATGTAAAAATACATATAGAAAATTCGGCTCTGTCGGAGGAGTCAATATATGAGAAAATTAAGTCCAAGAAATCAACATCTCTTACCTAAGAGTGCTACTGAACAAGAATGGAAGGAATTACTAATATCTTTAATGAGAGAATGTGCTGAAAAGAATGATAAACTCTCTTATAATTTGTTTAGAGATTTTATTCCAAATAGAAATCTTGCAAGATCATGTGAAAGAATATTCGGATCTTGGAATGAAGCACTTAGAGCTGCTGGATTTCCAGTAAAGAAGAGATGGAGAATCAATGATACTTACATTTTAAATAGCATTAAAAAATGCTATAATGAAAATGGATATGTTACTTATAGCATGTTAGAGGATACTAAAAAATGTGGCGTATCTGTAACAACAATCGAACGTCACTTTGGATCTTTTAACAATGCTTTAAAAAGAGCTAATGTACCAGTACATAGAAGTGCCGGTTATTTTGCTCACCCAAGAGTAGCAAAAGATGGTCATAAATGTGATTCAATTGCAGAAAGTATTATTGATAATTGGTTATATGAACATAAAGTAAAACACTATATACATTATGAGTATCCTCATGATGATATGTTCAATAACGGGTTTAATAATCACATGCAATGTGATTTTTATTTACCTGATAATAATGTATACATAGAATATTTTGGCATGTCAAGCATAAATGCGAAGACTGCTAAATATAGAGCAATAAGAAAAAGATATAGGACAACTATTACTAGAAAAATGGCACTATGTAATAAACTTAATATTAGCTTAATATGTATATATCATAATGACCTAAGAAACCTGGATAAATGCTTAAAACAATTGAAAACTCCGAGCATATAAATATTAATTTATATGTGTAACGACTCAGATTTAATTATCTGGACACATCATGTAGCATGATGTGTAAAAACCGAAAATCCTGTAAAAAGGATTATGGTATAGTCTATACACTTGGTGACAAGTGAATATATGGGAATCGCCGGTTCAATGATTACTACAATTTTTGATCGTTCTTCTTTGTATCAACTGATACATAGTAAGAATGATGAAGATTATATGTACTATGCGAAAGAAGGCGAAGGCTATCAGTTAGCTAATACTAATAATGACCCTTGGGCTTGGTCCAAGAGAGTTCAAAATATGGCAACTGATGAAACTTATGATACCGATATGCGAAAGGCCGAGTATTCAGATCAAATTATGCCGCCAAACTCACTAGAGTTGACAGCGTAGATAACTGATCTGCATAGTTGACATCTTATTACTTCTTATGTTATAATATGCATAAGGATTAAACAATGAATGATGTTAGAAATAAAGCAGACAAATGGTTCTTTGAGAAACTAAATGATTATGTTAGAACAAATGGCGTTCTACCATCTCGCATACAATTTGCAGACTCTCTCCAATTGACTATCGCAATGTTCGATAGATTCATGAAGAAGAGATTCGGCAATTGGAATGAGTTTATTATTAAGTCAGGATATAAACCACCTAAGAGGTTTATAGTAAATGATAAAGATAAACAAGAGATGATTGAGCAATTTGTTCAGTTCGAATCCGAATATGGATACGAACCTCAGTTACGTTCTTTCCGGGCAAAAGATGGCTATAAATGGACCAAACAAATAATACTTAAAACGTTTGGTACATGGAATGGTTATCGTAAAGCATGCGGAAAAACAGAATGTAATAGAGGGTCCATGTCTATATTTAGAGATGATAAAAAGCTCTTATCCGAGTTGAAAGAAACTTGTTTGAGACTAGACACTACAGATTCCAATGTTGTATGTGATCATCTCCTTGGCAGTAAATATTTATATCAATTAAGATTTGGTAACTGGCAAGCAGCAATAACTAAATGTGGTTTAAAACATATGTTATGCAAAACAGTAGGAAATCGAACAAAGGCAGAAGATGGACACATGTGTGATTCAATGGGTGAAGCTATTGTTGATAATTGGCTTTATCATAATAATATAGATCACGATGTACATGTTTCCTATCCTGGAAAAAATAGATGTACTTGCGATTTTGTAGCAAATGGTTACTGGATAGAGTTTACTGAAGCTAAACTGAACAGTAGCATAACTAAGTCATACACTGATAGGTTAAATCGTAAGATAAAGATAGCAAAACATTTTCATCTAAACATAGTCATTATAGATAGACGAGAACACATTGACATAGTTCTACGCGATCTATTCTTAAAAAAGGACGGCCACCAGGAAGAGATTCCTGGTTGCAAATTGAGTGAATTCAAGGAAGGCTAAGTTATTATAAATAATATGCTAACCCTGAGCTAAGTCAATCTTGGGTTAAAAGAGATTGAAAAGTGCAAAGACTAGATGGTGAGCCCAACAATAATCCATCCACGAGCGCCCAACATCCTACTAGGATGATGAGATAGTCTGATCTCATGGGAAATCATGAGAAACAAAGGATAAAGAGCCTTTGTGTTAACACAATGTTTAATATAACGCTAATTGCTCAGAATGAAATTCGTTCCACCATAGCGTAAGTTATGGTTGCAAACGTGGCTTACATCGGTGAAACCCTACCAGGAACATTGGAGGGCAATACCGAGGGGTTAAGGAAGTAATTCCGAAAGCCCTGTAGAGACTTAAGGAGTAACCGTGTATAAATATAATGGATATTTTAATAATATCGACAGTATGTATTTACACAAGATTTATTCTTCCATTATTTGAGAGGGTTAATTGATGGTGATGGTTCAATTGGTATATATAGAGGACAATCTTCTATATCAATACGAGGAACCAAAGCTCTCTTATACTCCATTAAATCGAAAATCAAAGATATAATGGATATAAATGCATCATGTTATCAAGATAATTATACTTATAAATTAACTTGGTATCATGGTTGTATTGATCTTGGAGAACGAATCTACAGAGAAAAAACATTATACATGCAACGCAAATATAATAAATTTCTCTCTGTTCGGTGCTACCTAGAATCTATCGAATCCTATCGCGGTAGATTAACATGCCACGCCCTTAAACAAGCAGACCTAAAAAATAGGTACATAGATAAAATAAAGGATTTCCATTCTAAAAATGGAAGAATCCCAACTGCAAATGAGTTCAGACATATGGGCTCAAATGCTACTGTGTATAAATATTTCGGTTCATTTAATAATCTTATAAGATTAGCCGGATATATTCCAAGATCTGCAACTAAGGTGAAGATATAGTCCAGGCACGTAGTAATACGTGAATCACTAGAATATGGCCTTGCCGCTTGGCGCGCACTATTGGGAGTCGAGATCAAAATTAAGGTCTCATCACATAGTAATATGTGAATAAATAATATAGCTATATGCTGGAACAACTTAAAATAATCATAGGAGGTAACAAATATGAATGAGTTAATCAGCAGCGAAGGGCATCTCCAGAAGGAGGGTAAACCCCGCTCAGAGACTAAATGCTATAGAACCTATTCAGTTAACACTGATTTCTTTAAAATATGGTCACATGAAATGGCTTATGTTTTGGGATTTACAGCAACGGATGGTTATGTAAGAGTAAACAATAATGCTATTACTAAACCAAATGGTTCAATTATTAAACAGAAAGGTATATACCAGATAACATGGTCTGTTACTGATCTTGAAGTTTTAGAATATATAAAGAAAACAACCAAGGCAGAACATCCTATTAAGGAAAGACCGATATCTTACTATAAAAAGTATAAATATAAGAATGTTAAGAAACAATGGTATATAACTATAAACAGTAAAGAAATGGTGAACGATTTAGCATTATTAGGAATACTTCCTGCTAAATCTAAAACCATAGTTCTACCGGATAATTATCCGAATGAATTCATGTCTTCTTATATAAGAGGAATAATGGATGGAGACGGATGTTGGTCTTTAGATAAAGCACATAAGAAACAACATCCAAGAGCATTTATTACATCCGGCAGTAAAGAATACTTAACTCAGATAGGAAATTATCTGAAAAAACAAATTGGTATAATACCTAAAATTTATACCAATAAACGTGGTATTCATAATCTATCATATGGTGGTAGAGAAGTTGCTGCTCTTGCTTATTATATAATGCAGGATAACGGATTCATGATAGAACGTAAGTTTAAGAAAATGATTGAAACTATAAAAGGATATAAACAAGCAAAATGCAATGTATGTGGAAAACCTTTTATACATGTTGCTGGATTACAAAAGAAATGTAAACAGTGTAAGAAGAAACTGAAGGTTTAAGATATAGTCCAATCTATTCAGTAATGGATAGTTAATACAAATGCTTAAACGAAGGTGGTGGGTTAACAAAGTTGACAAACCTTTGTTCATACGACGTAATGGCTGCAACTATTACGTATATTAAAGAATATTAAATAATAATATAAAAGGATATTAATATGATAAATTATACAGTCAATAAAACAAACAGAAAATCTATTTTAGGAGTTAGCTTTTCCAGTACCAAGGAAATGTTTCCTAAATGGAAAAACAAGAAATTGAAAGGATTTAAACCAGGAAAATCATCTGTAGCTGGTTCTATTATCTTAGATATAAAAGAAGGAGACATCAATGAAACGCTCGGCGATTTACAAACAAATACCGCAGTCATTGAATATAAATTGGGAAATCTCATGATAGTTCTTAATAATATACACATAGTCAATATAGGATCAGGATCAATCTTAGATGATGATTCTGATGAATTAAAGATAACATATGTGGCTACTGATTATTCTATATCATGAAATAAATATTTACATGAAATAATTCTAAGTTGGTGTAAATACCATCAGTTGACTAACTCGCAAATATATTATATAATGTAATAGTGAATGTTATCGGATACGAGATAGCTCACCATAAACCTTATCTGATTGAGGCGTAGGGAAACTAAATTGAACTTCTCTCATTGAGAGAATAGGAGTCAAATTATGAGTATAGAGAAACTCATTACAGACCTTGCTATAGGTGATGGATATATACAACCTGGTAAGTCAACAAACGCTAATGCGTGTTTAGTTGTGAAACATTCAACTAAGCAAATAGATTATTTACTAGAAAAGAAACATCACTTAGAGCAACTAGGTATGAAGTGTTCAATAGACACTTACACAGATAGAAAAGGATATGGCATATGTCAACTACGAACCAAACATTCTCATATTGTCACAAGAATACGAGAATTATTATATCCAGATGGTTGTAAGACTATCAAGAATATAATAGAGAAGTTTGATGAAGAGTCGTTGGCATGGCTATTCCAAGATGATGGAGGAAGAGAACATCGAAAATGGAGTTATTACAAAGGCACAAGACGCGAAGTAATACCGTATATTAATGCTTTTGTACTACACGTTTGTACATTCTCTTCAGAAGATTGTCAACTGTTGCAAGATAAACTATTGGACATGGGAATAGAGGCTCGGACTAGACTTAGAAAAGGTTATCATACGATGATCGTGTCTAAAGTGGAATCAAAGAAACGATTCGAAAGAATCGTAAAACCAAGACTCCATAAAAGCATGTCATATAAGATAGACTTTCCAGTTTCTAGTCAAGGATTACTTACACCGTAACTTGGAAGGACCGAGAGGTCCAACAGGGGCGAACCGAAAGGACGCTGAACGACTGAGTGATGAGGGGCGGTTGCAGCCGCTAAGCGACAGTCTGACCACCGGGATAATCTAATTGAAACCGGTGAGCCAAGCAGAAATGACTTGGCCCTCGAAAGAGAGTAACAATTTGTATCGGTAGATGACATCAAGAGTGGTGTCGCGACCTAGTGATAGGTCGAAAAATTAACTCAGTGAATTGCTGGGACCCTCTAAACGGTAGTAAAACTACAGCGTAACTGGTAACGGTAAGCGCGAAAGTGTGAAAATTTACTACTTGACGAGATATCAGCATCCAAGGGTCCTCGGTAATAGAGGATCAAGGTTCGGAGGTCAGTCTCCGAGAAATACTATTAAGCGACGGTAAGGAGCATTTATGAATCCTGAAGTAACATTAACGCAAGAACAGAGACAAAGAATATTAGGAATACTAATAGGTGATGGTTTTGTCAGCAAAGCAAGACATTCTATCGGTGGTTCTCAAATTGTATTGAGACATTCAACTAAACAGTTAGAATATCTTAAATATAAGATACACCTATTAGAGAATATTGGTATTAGAATGAGTGAACCAAAAAAATGGACAACAAAACTAGCCAATGGTAAAACATATTCAGTATATCAAAGTCAGAGTAATTTTCTAAAATGTCTCGAACGTATTAGACGTATGTTATATCCTTATGGGAAGAAAACAATTCGTACTTCTATAGTTCAAAATATGACATGTGAAAATCTGGCAATTCTAGTTCTTGATGATGGTTCAATACAACAATCATCAAGTAGTGGAGTTCCAAAATACTCAGGTATACGAATAGCTACAGATTGTTTTTCAATACCAGAACACGAGGTATTGATTAAGCATTTACGTAAAAGATTTGGCATTGTTGCTAATATCAACTATAAAAAACAAAAACCATATCTTTATATTGGTATTATAGACTCATTTAGATTAGTAGCAATATGTAAAGAAGTACTAATGAAAATCCCGTCTCTTGCGTATAAATGGAGAGCTTTTTATATTAATAGTACGGAGACAAGAGTGCTGAGCAACTCTGAATCTCTATCAGATCGCGAAATAGTAACGCGCCTTTTTCTGTTGCATATATTGCAGCCGAATATGGACAGAAATCTGAATAGAGAAGTCATCTTGAAATATTATGCGTCGATTGAAAACTTCAATAGAGCACTAAGAATTTCAAAAGCAAGACTAAGAGTTGAAGATATGACCCATTGAATAAAATTCAAGCACTAACGAGGAACAATCAACATTTGTTGCTCGCCATGTAACTGCATGGGCACCTATAGCGAACGAACCTGGCGGAGAAAACGCAGGTCAGTTTTATACTGGTGCTGGTCAACCTGCTCCTGGTGAAAAAGGCGTCAAACCCTTTGAAGCAACTGGAGTAGTTGAAAACTATGCAGACTGGCTCGGAATAGAAAACCTGGAAGCTGGACAAGGTACTTAATAAAAGTTAAAATAGAGGTGGAATATTTATATTCCACCTCTATCATCTAAATTACATACTATATATTTATATGCTATAATTATACAATATGATAACCATATCTTTGAGAGAAATGCTAGATGCGGTCGGGTATTCTAATGCTTCAGACGCAGGAAATAGACAAAGTGCTATAAAAAATCTGCTATCTATAGATTCAGTTAGATCAGCAATATCTTTGAAATTTAAATCTGACTATGCTTCAAATAGAATGGCTACTCTAACAGCTAATATATCTAATCAGGGATTTAAAAATGCTATAATATCTGCTTTTGATGAATTCATAGAAGCCGAGGAAAATGCTAAAAACAGAGAAACAACTGGAACAGGGGATAATCCCGCAAAAGTCAACTTACAAACTCAGAAAATAGACCATCTAAAAGATTTACTCCTTAAACTTAGAAGTGATACCAAAAATAGCGTTGTCAACGATAGTACTGCTGCTGGTTCACAATTCGCATATAACGTGGACCAGTATAATATTACTTTAAGTTCACAAGAAGTTGGGTCATTATCTCAACAAGAGTTAGGAATATTAGGTGCTCTGGATATTAAACCAGAAGTTATAACACCGAAACAAGCTATTTTCATGAGTGAAAATACTTCTAAATATAAAAACACGAAATATCCAACTTATACTGGTGTTGATATGAGGACAATTTTTATTACTCCTCATATGATATCAAAGAATATCACAGTAAAAGTATTATCTTACTCTACTCATGCTGGACTAATACCGGTCAGTACACTGGGAAGGAAGAATCCTAAGGGATTTGCAGAGGGAGATGAAGCAATCGCAGGATCTATGATTGCTTCTATTACCGTAAATGATCCTTTATTCGACATGCAGCCTTTAAATTATGGCGTAGAAGACTATGCCAAAAGAACAAGTGATATATGGCGTCCATATATACTACCAAGTCAATTTCCAAGATTTGATTTATTATTACTATTTACTAATGAAAAAGGATTCACGTCCGCTTTAACAATATTCGGAATAAAATTGACAGATACCGGTAGTACCATATCAATGTCAGATGCGGAAATAGAAATCACCTACACATATACTGCATTAGATATTGCTCCTCTTCGTGGAGTAGCAGGAGAAACAGCCGACAATAGTGCACGAGAAGAATTTAACATAATGGAAAATAATGAATATTTAATGCGAAGAAAAATGGCATACGACGGTAAGAGTCAACATAGAAGTCAGTTTGAAATAGCGTCTGTATATGGAAAAATAGACAGAAGATTAGAAGAAGTAGCGTATAACAATATGAGAATGAATGGTATGTCTATTGTTGATGTCTATAATTATAAGAAATTTGATTAAATAGAGGAAAATGTGGCTGGAGTACAAAAATCACTAGAAGAAATTTATATTGAAACGGAAAGAGAATATTATACTGGCAATAACGTAGACATATTTTTCAATAACATATATGTCGATGAGTGCACCAGTGTCGGGTTTAGATCTGTAATAAATAATTCACCGGCCTATCCATATAATAGCGAATTATTTAATTCTATTACCAAGGGTAATTATAGAGTAGAAGGGAAATTTACTGTTAATTTCGTATCAAATGGATACATAGAACATATTATCCAAAAAGGTGAGGAAGCTAAATTAAATGGAACTTTCTCTCCGCTTGGTAGACTGTCAGGGTTAGATACTGGACAAGCAACTTCTTCTACTGGCGGTGTAATGAATCTTAATGACCCTGAATTTATTAATACGTCAATTTTCGATCCTAGATCGACTAGATTATCTGACTCAGAAAGAGAAACAGCCAGAGCTAAATTAAGGGACTATATATGGGGATATCTTCAAGTTAAAGATAAAGCCATTATAGAATCGCTCAGAGACATTTTAGCTGGCACATATTTTGACATTCTTATCATGATGGGTAATCCAAATACAGATAGTTACGATGTCAAAAATCTTGTTGATTGTCAAATATTAGATGTTTCTATGGAGTTGGTTAAAAATATGCCTCTCCAGTTGAAATACACATTTATTGCGAGGGATATGGATAGACCAAGTTCTAGACCAAATCCATTCGATTATATTCAGAATAGTGTTCCAAGTGCCAGAAGTCTAAATCTGGGACCTTTTGCTATGATGAATTACATCATTGATTTAACTGAAAAATACACAAGAGCTAATATTGTTGATTATCATTTATTTAACAGAGGTCATCATTCAAATATAAAGGATTATATATCTAAATTAAAAGACAATGAAGTATTTAAATATGGACCAGGAGATTTAGGAAAGAATAGTAATTACAATAGAGGCGAACTTAACCACATATTAAAATTTACAAAACGTCCAAAAGGAAATAACACTTCGTTAAAGTTTAGAGACGCAAGTGACAATTTTCTAGATAATATAAATATAATGGAAGTACATGCTCCTACTTCAATTGCGGCTTTATTATCACATCCTGAAAACATGACCGGAGCTATTAGTAATAAGTTTACAGGAAAGGCAGTATCTGTTGAATTTGAAGAAGTTGCTAAGGGTGGTATTTCTTTGCCTGCTCCTGATATCAACTCAGGTCAGGAACACATAATAGGTAGAGTTTTGGAAACACATCAACATTATGATGTAAATGATAATGTTGCAGCAAAGAAAGATATAGAAAACGAAGCAAACGCAATAGTTGCTAAAGATACTAATAAATCAAATATATTAACTGGTGATATACAATCAGAATTATATAATATAGTATCGATTGTGCCAGGAATAACTGGTGGTTTGCATATTAATCAAAGTGAAGATGCAGGAGGATCTTTTGTTGATGAAATATGGTCTAAGAATGTGCCTACTATTAAGAATAATAAGATAGCGAATAACGAAGATGTAGAAAACTTTAACGATATAGTTGAACAATCTGTATTTAATCCTGAACAAATATTGGTATCAAAAGGTGATGACAACTCATACAAAGATACAGCTACAAATGATTATGATGTGAAAAATCAAAATCTAGCACAATTAAAATTAAACACAATAGAAGATGAAGATTTATTCAAGATAAATGGAAATATTATTACACCAGACCCATGTGTTGAAAGACGAACACTTGACGACGAAAATGATGATGATAACCAGAAAAATGGATACCAGACATCTATATATTCAAAGAGGTTGAATAAGGTAATAACCGAATATGATAAATTTGATTATACTATTCAAAATAATGAAAATAAATTATTAAGTGTTATAAATTCCCCATCATCAAAGAATTTTAACATCAAAGTTATAGAAATGAATGAAGCATTTACTGGCAAAAAAGACAAGGCCATGTTAATTCATTTACATGATTTTGATAGCAAAACATCAGACTATGTTTCACAATTAGAGGATGAAATAGATAATGGGGACTTTTTTGACATAGCATTCAAAAGTATTACATTTAACGATACAATAAATCTCCCAAATAATAAAGAGGGTGGGGATTCTGGAGATATTATTGAAGAGACAATAAGTGATTTGAAGTTATATTATAATGAATTTAACACCTCCTCTTTAAGTGGATCTGCTACTGATCCGACCAATAATAAATTCGATGTATCAAAAATATTCAAAGACAGATCTAACTTTAGTGATAACATAGGTTCATTAGAAAACATAGAAATAAACTCATGTAAAGACGCAAATAATGAACAATGGAATTCTGCTGATGCTATTATTGATGGTGACATAGTACAATTTAGATTAGGTGGCAATAAACAAGATAGAAATGGGATATTAACTATAAACACAACAATTCAATATAAAAAGAAAGAAACAACAGGAAAGGATAATGTAGCTATAAAGGCCGATCATGGTTCTAATGGTTCTACAAAGATAGATGAATATGTTGCAGCATATATAAAAGACCGTTATGATATATTAAAGAACGCATTTAAATATTTTGGTCGCCTAATGATATCACGTAATAGTGTGCATATATGTATATATTGTCCGTCAGAAGATATAAAATATAATGATACTTATACATTAAGGGGATATTATCATCTTAAAGATAATAAAGAGATATATAAGACTTGGTACAATTTTGACAAGTTCTTGACCAATATAATCGATAACGGCCCTGACTTCAACGCTGGAAATCTAGCATCTGACGTTTCAAATTTAAATTCAGAGTATCTTGATTATAATTTATTTAATACTAATTTTAATAATGAGGATGCTAATTCTTCTATATCCATAGAACTAATACGCCGATTTAATATAAATGATGTAATAGACAAAGCTTTTTATTCTAATACAAGTATTGAATCATCTGCTGATTTCTCAACACAAAGAGCATTTGCTGGTAATATATTACAATTTAATCCATTATCATGGACCAGTGATTATGATTTCGGTTTAAATGAGTTAAAATGGGGAGATGATCCTGACGATGAAGAATGGATAGGATATGCATATAGTATAATGCAACGGCCTACTCCAAGATGGATACCATGTAAAGTAAATGATAAAGACTATTTTATTATACCAATTGAAAACGATTGTCTTAAAGATAAAATACCTACAAATGTATTAACATATGCTGATTTTTCATTTCCTGACAATAATGACAATGATCTGGTACATTATGCCCCATCAGATAAAAGTGATCCTGACAATATAACACAAGAACTAAATAGTTATATAGGAACAGTCTTACCCGATATATCACGAAAAGATAATAAAAGACACTTCTTTATACTAGAAGCACCATATAGTAACGGTGATAATGATAGTACATATAAGGTAACTGATATAGAGATTGCAAATTGGGACGAAACATTAGATATAATCAAAACCGGAGATACTCTCAGTGATGATGATTCTATGAAAGAACTAACAAGATATATAAGAACAACATTAATTGGAACTGATTTAGGTTTCTATTATGATAATTCAGACTATACAAAAGGATTAAATATATACTATAATCCATATGGGCAAACTACATATTACAAGGATAGTAAAAATAATAACTCATTTTTAGGTTTATATGAAAAACTTGATTTAAATCAAACATTAACACAATGTAACGTTTTACCTATAGAATCTTCTAAAACATCACTAAATAACAAAATATATCCATCTATTCAACCATTAGAGAGATATTATTCCACTGTAAAATTTAATCATGTAGGTCTTTGTTCAGGAGGTAACGATACCGAAGTATATACAAATTTACACGCAAGCGAATTAGATGAAAGTCATACTGATTATAACCCAACAGATAAATGGGACTACACCTGGAAAATATTTCAATTTGAGACAACTAAATATAGTGAAGACAAAAACCATAAATTACCCACGGAGAATACTAACATACCTGAACTAGACAATGAACCAGTTGTAGTATTTGTATGTTTCGGTAGAAAATCGTATTTTTTACTACATACAGATAAAGATAGTGGTAAACCAGAAAACACTGATTTAGCAGGTATAATCGAAAATGAGCAAAGTAAAAATGCTAAAATAGTAGTAGTACCAAGTTGGGAAAATAATAAATCGCCACAAGAAATAGCAACAGCTGTAAAAGACGCAATCAATAATACTGATAAATGGTCAGATGATAGAATATCAATAGATACATCTTATAAAGAGCTTAGTAGTGATCCGACTGAAGATAATGGTAAAGGACATGATATAAGTAAATATGTTACTGCAACTATAGATTCCAAAGATTCTACTAAAGTTAGACTTATTTGTAATTTCCCTGGCAAACCAAAAACTAATCCTTCCCATAGTGCAAATGATGTAAGAAACACAGAAAAACAAGGTTTTACTACTACAACATTAGACAATTTAAAGGACAAAGATTTAATAGAATCAAACGCAGATGTTAATTTATTTGAACAAAATGGTCCATATGGAAAAACATATTGGGATCCAGATTCATTATATAGCACAGATCCTCAAAAAACAACAATATCTAAAAGGAACTCATTAGCAGCAGACGGGACATTATCCTTATTTTTCTCAGAGACCGATTCATTGCCTCACAGCGTAGATGGGATTCATTTAAAAGATTGTACAGCAAAATTTAAGAATCCTATAGCCAACACAGAATCAACTATAAACGACTTAAATATAGGATTATTATACGAGAATTTATGGGACCCCCTTTTGTTTATTTTACAATCTACAAAGAAATCAACAGACGATACTCCAGAAACAAATATTATTAACATAAAAGGTAATAACCAACCTTATATTACATATAATCATGAAAGAAATAACGATAATAGTTATACATATAAACATACATTATTCAGTGTCAATAAATTATTTCTTACAGATATAAAAACTGAACAACTACAATTAGCTATGTTCGAAGAACATTCTGCAGACATAAAACATGCTCATAATATAACACCATATTATAAACCTTCTAATAATGAACTAGAAGAAAGTAATAATATAAAAGATACAGATACAGTAAGATCAGAATGCTACAAAAGTTTCATACCATTTAGTACTAAATACATGTTAGCTAATAATATAATAAAATACTACTCTATGAAAACTAAAGACAGACTGAAAATGCCATTATATAAATCTCTTATGGACTACCCAATATTTACACCATTTACTGACGGTAATATAAAAAATGGAATCCTTGGCAAATTAAATGTAGAGAACGAAGATATACAAAATGTAGCTAAGATAGGAACATTAAATGGGTTGTCAATATGTCTTAATAGATTAATGACCATAAATAAAAGTATGTTTGATAATGTAAATAAGAGAATAAACTATGGTACGGGTGACACGGGAAATAATACCAACCCAGTTCCAGAATATAAATTTATA